AGATCGCGGTCATGGCTTGTGAAGCCTAGCGCCGCCCCGTCCTTGCGCATCAGCCGCCAGAATGTTGCGACACCCTCAAGCTCTTTGGCGAAGAAGGTCCGGCTCATGGTGCCTCCCGGATTTCAACGAGCGGAACAGAGGGCGCTTCGCCGGCGCTGAAACTGGCGCCGGTAATGTCGAGCCGATCAGCGGCAAAACGGACGGGTATGTCAAATAAGAAGCCCGCACGAATTTCGGCATCCCTGGGCGGTGCATTGGTGAAGATGATCTGCCCAATGTCTTCATAGTGCCAATCATCCGTCTCGGCGCCAGCGACACTTACTTTGAGCGTTTCGCGCCGCACGCGGGTGATAAGCCGGATTTGGGGTTCGCTCCCCTCGCCATATCTTTTGATCAAGGCGAAGCTCGATCGATTGCCATCACCTACGCCAAGCAGTTGGTCGGTGCTCGTAGGCTGGCCGGTCATGCCGTTGGAGCTGAAATCGAACGGATCACTCAAGCGGAAGCCCTTGGCGGCTCCGCGTCTGGCGCGGAAGAATTGGATCAATATCCCTAGCTCCGCTTCGGATCGGATACCCGGTCCGACATCGAAACTCATCCGTGCATCGGACCATAGGGAATTGCGAAATTCATGGCCCGATGCAGTGACCGCGACATTGGTTGAAAATTCAGGACTAACCGCGGTGTCGCGGCCTAGCGCGAGCGGGTAGAGCACGTCGTCGAATGGCTGCAATTCTTCCTCCTTTGGTGGAGCGAGGCGGGTGTATCCATCGCGTGAAATTTGCGGGAGTGCCCAGACAAAACGCTGCGTCACACCGCGCAGGGTAGCCTCGTCGAGAGCATCATCGATCGATTGCCAGAACGGCTCGGCGTCCTCGGGCGCAAGGACGAAGCCCGAAAGATAGTCTTGCTTGCCAGGCGGGTATCCCAGTCGCTCGTCGAATAGCTGATAGGCGGTGCGGCGCTTCGCAGCCGAGCCTGCGGTGAGCCAATCATAATCCTCCAATTGCAGCCGATCGAAAGCGGGGTATGCCCAGCCTAGCGGAATGTTCGCGCGTTTGAGTTCGGGCATTTCGGGGTCGAGGATTGTCGGGGTGAAAGCCAGCAGCAGTATGTCCGCCGGACCCGAAGCTGCCGCTCGCACCGCATCGGCAAGATCGATTGTGGATTGGGCAAGCAGCTCGCCCGCGGCATCAAGCAAGTCAATCTGCTCGGCCGACATCGCCAAGCGCATGGAGGTGATAGCAGGCGGATTGCTGCCAAATGCCTGCGCCGCAGCGGCATCGTAAAGACAGGGTTTGCCGCCGCTTGTCACCCACCACCACGGCTCTCCGATCTGGAATAGAATGGGCAGGTCTTGCTCTACGGCCAGGGCAACGAATTTGGCCGCTGCCCGTTGCAGCCAACTCATCGCTTCGGTGTTAGCGGGCGATAGCAAGGCCGAGGGCGGCACCCAGCCGGTGCGTGCTGGCTCACCATCATGCGCAAGCTGCTGCCAATCATCGGGGCAATGCTGCACGAACAATTCATAGGAGAGCGAAATGACCGGCCGCAGATCCAGCTCGCTGCATTCGCGGAAGAAATGTCTGTGCCACAAAGCGGCGGGCTCGCACAGCGAACCGTCCGGGTCTGCCAGCAGCCTTTCTCCATCGCGTTTCAATGCGAAAAAGTGGCTCATCCCAACATAATGTAGCACGCGGCCGCGGTAACCGAGCCTGCGCAGCGAACGGATCAGACGCTGCGGAGTTTGGTTGTAAGCATCATCATAGGCCGTTGCGATCTGTTCGCCATGCGGCGGGACAATAACGTCGCCAATTTCCAATAGCGGACGATCGCCTTCGCATTTCACATTGCTGATTCTTATGTCGCCGATCTGTGTTTGAGCCAGCGGCATATCGCTGCCAGGTTCAAAATCCGGCGCAACCAGCGAGATAAACATCCGGTCGATATCATGCGGATTGATCGTTTCGCCGGGTAAAAAATAGCCGCTTTCCAATTCGGAGAATGGCAGGCTTATGGCCGCGTTGGTGGGTGTTCCGGTCGCGTAATTCCACAATCGGACATACCAGCTGCGCGGCTCACCTTGGGCATCGCGCCCTTCGATGGTTAGCGTCGGGCCATGCGGTAGATCGAGCGGCATAACGCCTTGCGATCTCCAGTCGAAACTGAGCGTCGTGCGCGAGTAATCCCTGTCGGCTTCATAGGCCAACAGCGGATGATCCAGCACATCCTGGCTCGCCCAGATCAGCCCGCAGAGTTCACCCTTGTGATGGAACTCGCAGCGAATTCTGAGCAGTCCGTTTGCGTTGATGCAGACCGCGGCCATCATCGGCCGCGGGAAATCGACTGTCCAGAAACGCGGATCAAACCGCTGGATATAGTCGCTATCCTGACCCTGTCTTTCGCGCGCCAACCAATATGTCATGATGGTCTCCTCAAGCTTGAGAAATTGCCCGGCGCACCGCGCTGGCAATCTGGCGGCTGGATCGCTGCATCGCGGCCGGAACACTCGATCCGCGCGGTTGGTTTAGATTGATCGCAACGCGAACATCGCGCGCCTGCTGGCTTGACGGCGCAATATTCTCGATCCGCCCGGCATTGGTGGGGACAAAGACTTCGGGCCCCCGTTCGCCAACGACATAGCCGCGGCCCGGCGAAACCGGTCCGCCCGTCGCGCGGCCGGGCAGGCCGAACAGTGATCCCACGATGCCGCCAAGAAGCCCGCCCAATCCGCTTGATTGCTGACCGCCTCCCTTGAAAAGCTGGTCTAACCCTAGCTGCAACGCCTGCGCGGCGATCTGGTCGAGCGCACGGCTTGCGCTGCGCTGAAGATCTTCAAAGCCCAAGCTGCCTTTGCGGATCGCGCCGAGCAGGCCGCGCTCGAGAACATCGCCTGCCTTGCCGAAGCCGTCGATCAGTGAATTGTCGATGTTGGATCGCATCTCGGCGATGTCCGCTGCAAAGCCGCGTGTGCTTGCTCTCACTTCGATCAGCAATTCGTCCACTTGATCATCCATTGCGCTCACGCTCCAGCATTTGGTTGAGTTCATTGCGGTTTAGAGATTCCGTTCCGTCCAAAGGCGAAGATGCCGCCAAGGCGAGATCGGCCGGCGTGGCCTGCCAGAATTCGCGAGGGCGCCAGCCGAGCATCTGGGCTGAAAACGCGGCGAGGCCTGCAGCGGCATCGCCAAAGCGATCGCTCATCGAGAACCCTGCAGGATCTGGCCGAGCACGCTGCGCAAAGGTTTGGCGCAGCCAGCCAGGCCAATCTCGATCACAGCCTCGCCAATCTGGCTGCGTGTCAGCTCGCCGCGGTCATCCAGACAGTGCCAGAACAGCGCCGCAATCTCTGTCAGCTTGAGCTGTCCTTCGCCTGCGCGTTCGACCAGCGCGAAAAGCGGACCGAGCTCTTCTTCGGCGGCGACCAGAGATGCGAAAGTGGGGCGCAGTTTTCGATCGACAGCGCCGATCCGAATATTGGCTTCGCCGCGAATTGCATTGGCCGTCATACCGCCAGCACCGCGCCGGAGCTTTCGAGCTGCATCGTATAGTTACGCTCGCCATTGAAATCGCCGGCATAGTCGAGCCGCTGAACCAGGAAACGGCCGCGTAGCTTCTCTCCATCCTCGAAGGACAATTCATAATCGTCGATTGTTCCGGCCAAAGCATGCGCGCGGATCGAAGCCTCGGCATTGCTGCCCAGGAAAATCCCCGCCGCGCTGACCGAGACCGAGCGAGTGCCGGCGCCCGATAGCAAGTCGCGCCAGCCGCCCGATTCCTTATGCGTCACGACCACCGTGTCGCCATTTATGGACAGCTGCGTAGTGCGAAGACCCGCAACCGTTTCATAGGTAGGGGGCTGACCGGCTTGCTGGGAACCGTCGCTGATCTTGAGAAGGAAGGCAGAGCCTTTTTGAGCTGACATTGTGATTACTCCAAAACAAAACCCCCTCCTCTTCAGAGGAGGGGGCAGGGGGTGGTGGCGAACAGAGTGAGCGCAAATGGCACCACCCCGCTGCGACTAAGCGCACCTTCGGTTTGCTAAGTCTCGCTGCCCCTCCTCTGAAGAAGAGGGGCTAATTGGTTTCGAGCAGGCGAAAACGATATTCGAGCAGGATCGAGCGCCGGCTGCGCGCGCGGCGTTCGGCGCGGGCGCGCAAAAACTGGATCGTCACGACTGTGAAGCCGTCCTGTTCGCCGGGCAGCGAATTGATCCGCTTTTCAATCTTGGAGATGAGCGCACCATCGGCGGCTGCATCGTCTCCGCGTGTTTGCAATTCGAGCGCGATTCGCAGCTCGCGGCCTATCCGATCCTTGGTGCTCCAATCGCGCGATGCGCTGGTCGCTATTCCAAGCCAGGGCGGGCTCGCGCGAAGCGGGCTTTCTTCTTCGACAGAATTGAGTTTTCCACCGAGCGCCGGATCGGATCTCAGCCAGTCCAGCAGGGCGCTGCGAAGCTGCATTTCCATTCAGTCTTGCTCCACGAATAGGGGCCACAAAAGCCGCGCCTTGCGCCAGCGTTCGGGGTCGTTGCGGATTTGGCGGACAGCATTCTCGCCCTGCGATTTTGCCAGCGCCCGAGCTTTATCGGTCAGCGCTGACGACATGCCGCCGGTAGTTTTTGCCTCGATCATGTCAGACGGATCTTGCGCCACGGACGCCATAGCGCCGTGACGGCAGCGGGCGGCGCGGACAATTCGCCATTGTCGCGCTCGCGATATTGCTGCGCGGCGAGACGGATAATGCCATGGCTCAGCGCTTTGGGTAGCGCGCTCCAATCGGGCGCAATTCCAGCGTCGAAACGGATCGCGGCGCGGCCGGCAGCACCTTGGCTGAGGATCCGGAAACGTCCTGTTCCGTCAGCATCCAAATCTATCTCGTAAGCATCGGAGGCCAGCGAGAAGCGCGAACCTTCGGCTGGAACGCCTTCGATCCGCGTGATCGCCTCAACCGGTCTGGTGATTAGATTTTGCCACTCATTCGTGACCGGATGAAGCTCCTCGCAGGCAGCCAGCAATGGCATAGCGCCGGTGAAAGCCTCGCACATATCACTGCTCGATTTGAGCAATCCGAGTAGAACTGCGTCATCATCGGCAGTCGATATTGCGAGCCATTGTTTGAGCTCGCCAAGCGCTGCGCCGCCGAGCTCGGCAGGCGTTAATATGACCCGTTTCATGGGAGAATTCCTTGTGAGAAGTTTTGCTTTCCGCGGAGTCTTTGTTTTTCGCACACGCCTCCGCGTGCGCGTCCTCGGTGCTGATCCCTCCGCTGCGCTACGGGGCACCTGCGGGCGGGCTGTCGCCCTATGGCTGCCGCAACCAAGTGTCAGGCACTAGGCAGCTGGCTAGCACCAAGAACCCTGGTCGCGGCAGCCAGAGCGCGACTGCGCGACGCCCGGTAGGGCGCAGCCAAGCGAGCCGGACGGCTCGCGCCCGGCGCTTGAGGGTCAAAACAAACAAACAGACTCCGGCGTGCGAAAAACAAACCAACCCCTCTTCTACGCCTCGATCTTGAGGAGCTTGATTGCAGCGCTATCGAGCACTTGCCCGCCAACCCGCTTGGTGGCGTAGAAATGTACGAAGGGCTTGTTGGTGAAGGGATCGCGCAGCACTTGCGTCGCGCTGCGTTCGGCAATCAGATAGCCATGGCGGAAATTGCCGAAGGCTATCGGGAAGGTGCCGCTGGCAACATCGGGCATATCTTCCGCCTCGACCACCGGATAGCCGAGCAGACGGTCGGGCTGGCCATCGACCAGACCGGGCTGCCACAGGAACGCGCCATCGTCGGTTTTCAGCTTGCGGATCTCAGCGAGCGTCGCCGAGTTCATCACGAAACTCGCGCCCTGCCGATGGCCCGACTTCAGCGAATGGACGAGGTCTATCAATGCGATCTCCGCCGCCGAGCCGAGGCTCGCTGCCTCGCCCGAGCCGATATATTGCAAAGATCCAAATGCACGCGCGGAATCCGCTGCTGTAGAGACAGGCGCGGTAAGGAAACCTGCAGGCTGGTTGCTCCCGCTGCCGCTGACGAAGGCAGCACCCTCGGCGTGGGCAAACTCCATCGCGATCTCGCTCGATAGCCAACCTTCCAGATCAAAGGCCGCATCGTCGAGCATCGCCTGGCTGGCCGCGGGATTGGCATAAAGCTCTCCCGTCGGCGGTGCGATTTCGGAAAATTGGGGCGTATCGGTTTCAGGGCGAGCGGCGGTTTCACTAACCCAGCCGCTGGCTGTTGCGCCGGTCGAGATCAGTTTGCGATAGCCCGCGCTGCCGGTCTGCACGACTTGTGCGATCGCGCGGATCGGACTGATCTGTGTCAGTTCGCGAGCAATCATTGCGTCGATTTCCTGCGGCACGGCATAGCCGCCATCGGCGGGCACTTGGCCGCTGATCGATTTGATCTCCGTTTCGCGGCCCTGGCGCAAATATCCATCGACGAAGCCTTTGACTTGCGGGTTGTCGCTGACACCCGAAAGCGCCGGGCGCGCGGCGGCCTTGGACACTTTTTCGAGCCGAGCCTTCACCTCATCGACATCGGAACGCAGCGTTGCGACTTGCTCTTCGGCCAAATCTTGCCGGGCAACGATATCGAAGCTCGCATCAAGCTGGCCGTTGGGCTGGCCGTTGGGCTGGCTGTTGGGCTGGCTGTTGGGCTGGCCATCAGACTGGCCATTAGATTGGGCAGTGATTTCGGGGGTGATAGTTTCCATGGAGCAGGTACCTTTCTTGGTGGGGGAATCAGAATTGCCCCCTCTTCTTCAGAGGAGGGGGTTGGGGGAGGTGGCGAGCGGAGTGAGCATGAATGCACCACCCCGCTGCGACTAAGCGCACCTTCGGTTTGCTAAGTCTCGCTGCCCCTCCTCTGAAGAAGAGGGGCGAATGTTTTCAGACAACAAAATGCACCCGGGCCTCGTGCTGCATCGGGTGCGAGACGAGGCTCACTTCGAACAGTTCGATCTCGTCGAGGGCGCGGCCATTGCCGCTTTTGCGATAGGACCGGGCGCGGTAGCCGAAGCTCAGCCCATCGATTTTGCGCGCGGCGAGCAGCGCGGCAGCTTTGCCATGCGGATTGTCGATTTGCGCAACGATACGCAGACCGCGAGCATCCTCTTGCGCGCTTTCGATCCAGCCGATCTGCTGGTCCGCCCGATGCTGCCAGAATAGCGGCAGCGGGCTGTTTCGGCCGGAAAGCGATTTCGCAAATGCGCCCGGCTGGATCGTGTCGCTCGCGGCATCCTTCTTGCCGAACAGAGCGGCGTATCCGGCAAATTTCATCGCAGCATCTCGGGCATGCCAAGCCGTACTGCGATGCCGATAAGAAGCAGCGCGAACACGCCGCGCAGCACCCATTGGATCACCGCCTTTGACGCGCTTGCCTTGGCATCGCGCCATGCGCGGAGCAGCTCGCGCAGCTCGTCAATGTCATCTTGAGCCTTGGCATCGCTGAGGCCGAGACGTTTCATCGCGCGCTCGGCGCCCAATTCGCTCGCTTCCTCGATCACCGCACGCAGGGTCACCAATTCGCTTCCTTCGCTGGCGGCCTGCGCGATCAGTCCGGCGAGCATATCCTGACGGTTCATTGACTCTCTCCTTTTTCATTTGTGCCATTTGCATCGAGGCCCTTTGGATCGAGGCCCACAATCGCGCGCTTTTCGGCGATGCTGAGGAAATCGGCGGATGAGACTTGCGACCACAGCCGCTCGCGATCTTCCGAAAGCGCTGCGATCCGGTCGAGGTCGACGGCGAGCGAGATATCGCCAAACCAGTCCGACAGACCTTGCTGCAATCCGCCGAAAAGCTTGTCCGCCAGCGGCAACAATGTCAGCCGCCACAGCGCGCGATTGGCTTCGCGGTAATTGGCGTAAGTGTTGTCTCCCGGCAGGCCGAGCAGCATTGGCGGGACGCCGAATGCGAGCGCAATGTCGCGCGCAGCGGCCGCTTTGAGCGTTGCGAAATCCATATCGGTCGGGCTCATCGACATGGTCTTCCAGTCGAGCCCG